TTACTTTTTCAAATTCTTTATCCATTTTAATTCCTCTTTAACTTTGGTAACTTAATATTACTTGTTGACTTTGATGTATCTGATTTTAACTTTGGTAGTTTCAAATCAACTTGTTGTTCAAATTCAGGTAAATATTTATCAAGTATCTTTTCAAATTCTTTTGTCATCGCATTTAAACTAAATTTATTTTTGTTCTGGAAAGATAATTTCTTTGCCATTGGAACATACTTTTTGTAATTAGTATAAACATCTTTCATTACATTTGATGCTACTGGATAATTTACTGAAAACCATTGAGAACCTTCTACATAGATATTCTCTGGGAAAGCTTCTGGTGGTGTTTTTGTTAATTCACCTGGTAACATTAGTGCTAATTCTTCTGGTAAGAAATCTTTATGTCCACTCCAATTAGAAGCGATAATAGGTTTTTCACTCAAACTTGCTTCTAATAATGGTCTTCCAAATCCTTCTCCGTGAGTTAGTGTAATATGGACTTTAACTCTTGGGTGATTATACAATTCATTCATTTCTTCATCAGTTAAATCACCGTGTAATAAATAAATGTTTGGTAAATCTTCTCCCTTTACTGCGTTTCTAATATCTCTAATCTTTTTCAACATCTCTTCTCTATCTAATACTGAAAAGTCTGCAGAATTTGTTTTCATTAACAACGCTGGTTTCTTTTTCATATTCTTAAATGTTTCTAAAAATACTTTAACTAACATACCAGTATCTTTTCTATCATTACCGATACTACCATTTAACCAGTGTCCAACATATAAGTATAAAAATGATTCTGGAATATTTTGGAATTCCTTTTTCAATTCTTTACTAATTTGTTTTGGTTTCTTATAGATTGTGGTGTCGGCTCCTTCAAATAGAACTTCAATAGGTTTTTCACATTTTAAACTTCCTAAAGCTTTTTTTGTATTATCGTCTATTCTATCATAGACACATTTTTCTAAAACTTCTTTTGAAAAATTAGATGGAACAATAGTTAAATCAACTCTATTTAATCCTTCTATCCACTCTTTTGGACACGCCGTAGATTCTATACCAGCAGTAATACCAATATTATACTTACCCATAACTGAAAATTCATTTGGAATAACACAATGAATATGAATATCTGGTTGTCTTCTCATTGTAGGGTCAGATAATATTCGTTTAATAATCTCAATATCATTTGAATCTTTTTCATTTAATGCGTTCTGTGGTGTTGAACCCCAACGAACAGGAAATATTTTTATATCAAACTTGTCCATTGCAATTAAAGACCTTGCAATATCTCTTGAGTGTGCACCATACCCACTTCGTGTTCCAACGGGTGCTGTAAATAATACTAATGGTTTATTCATCTATATCTCTATTTCTTATATTTTTTGAACGGTGATTCTAAAAACTTTCTCATGCCTCTTGCGACATTTATCCAAAGTCTATCTTCTGCACCTCTCATATTACCAATGATATTTTTTCTTCTTGGTTTTCTGGTAAGTGCTTTAGCTGTTTTCATATTTATTTTAACTTTTGCCATTTTATACTCCTATTTTAGTTATTCCATATCTTTTTCTTGGTTTCCACACTTCAAATGTTTTATCCATATCTTTCATAAATCTTCCACACATATTTTCTGCTGTAAAACCAGTCTCATCTTCGTATGCATATTGTCTTCCTAATTCTCCAACTCTTTCTCGTTCCTCTTTTGGTGTATTATACCAATCTTCGATTGTGTCTGCTACTTCAAACCAATCTGCTCTATCATCAAAAATGTAAGGTGTTGGAATTGAACCTTGTAATGCACGACTTCTTGGCCATACTGGTTTTACCCACTCTGCGTGAGTTAAGTCTTCGTTGTTTTCCCACTTTCTCCAATCGTGAAGTGATTTAATTTTTTTATAATCTTCTGAAGTTAAGTATTTACCATCGATTGCAAATCCACAATGGTCTTGTAATCCACCTGTAATATTCACGATAATAGGTGTTCCTGCTATTAGAGATTCTGCTGTTCCTAATCCAAATCCTTCGTTGGATGCAATATTAATCGTAACATCGGCAATATTATATAACCAATTTAATTGTTTTGATTCTAACTTATCTTGACTGAATACAATATTACACTCCGGCATCAAATGGTTAACTAATCGTGGTAAGTCTGTTCCATTTTCGTCTCTTGGTTGTGTGTGTAATAAAAATGCTACTTTATCTTTCTTTTCTTCTGGTAATCTATTTCTAAACTCTTGAAAGGCTAACAACGCATCAGAAGTCATCTTTCGTCTAATGTTTCTGTTGTTGTAGAATAGAATAAATTCTATCTCATCTGGGTCTTGAATATTAAATACTCTTTGTTTCATTACCATCATATCATCATACTCTTTGTGTAATGGTGGAACTGGATAAAATAAATCAGTATTGATTCCGTGTGGAACATATGTTGAATCCCAATCTGTTCTTGGTTTTCTTTTACAAACCTCATCTACAATCGCAACAGTCTGTTTTGAAATGTTCATAATCAAATCACAACTTTCATAAAAATTTTGATTGTATTGTGGTGCTGGCCAATCATCCCAAATGTTATAATAAAAAATAGGAATATTTTGTCTGACCTCGTGTTCCATATGGAATAACCAAACCCAAAATCTTGGGTCTGTATAAATCATAATAGCATCTGGCTTTTCTGTATTAAGTAGTTGTCTAAGTAAATCTGGATTACCATACCCGTTAATTGGATACACCTTAACATAAGCATTATCAATACCTTTATCTTTATTAACATCAGCACTTAAATCAAATATTTGACCGTGTTCTGGGTGATTAATCGCACCACCGACTTGAACCCAATCAAAATGATGTGCTGTTCCTAATATTATTTCACGAGACATTGTTCCGACTCCCGATGACATTCTCAGGTCATCAGAAAATAATAAAATTTTCTTTTTCTTCATTGTCTATCCTTTTAATAACTTTTTTTCTTTAGTATTGACTTCAACTTTTCCACTTCGTTCAACAAAATATTTCTGAAGTGTTTCTAACTTACTTGTAGCACTATCTAACTTTTTAATGTATTTATTTATCTCTGCTAATAAATCTGGGTGTTCCCCAATTCCAACAGGATTATTAAGATACACATCAAGTGTTGCTAACGCTTCTGATATTTCTGCTTTACATCTGTCAATACTCGCTTGTAACAATTTATTCATAATAACTCCTATAAACTACTTCCACTTTCAACTAATTCTTCGTGTTCAGTAAGTAGTTTTTTATATTCTTTATCTTTTAAATATAAATCCATACTTCTATTTACTAATTTTTGAAGAGTCATTTCTGAATCTTCTTTTTTGAACTTTTCATAAAGTTCTTGTAAAATCTTTACACTCGTTAACTTTGTAATATCCATACTATATATAAATATCATCAACTTTTTAAAATTAACGATTTTTTTTGCTTTTCAACCAATCTTTTTAAATCTTTTATTTTAGTTATTTCTTCGTCTTCTGTAAAGAATATTACCAAGTCTACATACTCCACAATTAACTTATTTTGAACAAAAAAATGTTTCATATTATATTTTTTGTCATATTTAAATATTGGTAGATGACAATACTGGTTCCATTTATAATGAAATGGTGGAAATTCTGTGTATTCTATTCCAAATTCTAAACATATTTCTCTAACATTCTTTTCAACACCATATTTACCACCACCACTTACTATCTCTAACTTATCATAGAAATTTTCTTTCCAATTATAAATGTGTTTTTTTATCTTACCCACATTCTCATAAGTATCTTGTCCAAGTATAGCAACTTTATATGTTGTCATTTCTTTTTTGTCTTTTCATTACCTTTGGTTCAGTAATATACATCAAAATACTCTCAAAATGATTAATTCCTTTTAATAGATTTTCTCTATCAGTCTTTCTTAAAGTCCAAAACCAACGACCTGAAGAAGGCAGTTCGTCTCTAAATTTTTTAAGGTCATCAGTAGAAAATATCTGATACCACGCTACATCATTTATTTGTTGATACTCAGAACCTGCTATTCTTATACTGAACTTAACTTTTCCGTCATATCTTTTCGCGAAATCTTTTAGTTTAGAAGTCAAATTATCATCTTCTGAATAAAATAATCTAACATTAAATCCTGGATATTTTAATGCTATTTCATTGATTTTATCCATAATTTCTTTCTCATATGGTTTATCAATAAAATAAGAAAGGTTTGTTCGTAAATCATATCCGTTAGTCATTAGTTTTTTTTCCTATCACATAATTCTGGTTTGTCTTTAAACTCGCACCATTTACAATTCTTTGTTGAAACTACTTTTTTATAAGTATGTTGTTCATTGTGTTTTCCCTCATCATCAAAACACTCATCAATGAATTCTTTTAATGAAACACTCACTTTATTTAAGCTTGGTGTTCCATTGGCTGGAATAAATGTCTGTATTCTTTTCTGTGGGAAATCCATATTTTCATATAATTTTCTTTTAACAATAAAAAATTCTACATCAATCTTATCTATTGGGAAATTATATTGTTTAGAATAAAATTGTTTATATAATAATAACTGATTAGTTTTATTTTTATCGGCTTTCATCCACTTGTTCCAACCCATTGTAGAAGTTTTAATATCAATAATTTTAATTCTATCTCTGATTGTATCTTTCATAACCACATCCATAAAACCAACGAAATTAATATTTTTTGGTAACTTATAGTTTAGTGGTTTTTCAATACCAACTAACTCATATCCTTTCTTACTGAAATACTGTCCTCTCTTCTTTTTGAAGTCATCAATAATTTGACAACCTTGAAAATAAAATTCTTTCATTTCTTCTGGTGTAGTTAGTTCTTCCTCAAACTTATCTTTAGCTTCAAGATAGTTTTTCTTCATCTCTAACATTAACATTTCATCTAATGGTAATTCATTTGCTTTCTTTATACTATCTGCATACATTACTTTTAGATATGATTGAATACATTCGTGAACAGCTGAGCCAAACATTGTATAAATGTTGTCTGTAAATTGTCCATATCCGTCAATGTATTTTAATTTCCATTTATGTGGACATTGAACCCATTGTGAAAACTGACTATAACTAATTCTTGCCATTACTTACCCCACTTACCACGACTAACTATGGTTGCCATAATTCCATAATTAGAAATGTCAAGATATGCATCTTCTAATGGTTCATCTTTAACTACTGATTTTTTTTCACCAAGTAATAATGTTTTTACTCTCTGGACCTTATCATTAATCCTGAACCATAATCCTGTTAAAGATAATTTAATCTCTTCTTTGGTTTGTAAATTAGTTCCAACCGATATATTTCCTGGGCCATAATCGTGTTGCTTGTGTAAGAATAACACATATTGTTCTCGTTGAATTTTTCTAAACTCTTCGGTCATCTCTGGCCACTCTTGTTCCATATCTACTACAACATCTGTCGGGTCATATCGTTGACCTACATCATCAATGACTTCATTATATACTCTTTTATTAGACTCTTTAATGTCTTTACTCATCTTATCTCCTATTCAATTGGTAATCCAAGTTTTTTGATTTCTTTTGGTTCGGCTCCATATTTTCCGAATAATTCGGCTAATTCATACGCACCACCTTCAGTTAATAAAAACATTTCAGCATAATTTTTTGCTTCTTGTAAATTAACTTGATAGTGTGTTGAAATAATATCGAGTGCCCATCGCGGATATTCTATCATTTTCTTTCTCCCTTTAACATATTTTAACCAAATTTTTCTTTTTGGTAAAATATCTATGTATAGTTTATATAATATTTCTGGTGGTAAATCATATTGTTGAATTTCATTTACCAATTCTATCCAACTTGGATTCATTGATAAAAACCTATTTACCATAAAACTTGACCAAGTCTTCTTATCTTCATCAGACATCTTTTTAAAATAAGTTTTGTGTTGAACTGAAGTTATCTGATTGATATGGTCAAATAAACTTTTTCGTCTAATTGTCTGTTTTTTCATCTACAGCTTTATTCAATGTTGGATTTAACTTTGAATTAATGTGTCCACAATTACCACAACTATAAACTTGTATTGGTATAATCGCTTCTTGTCCAGTCGGTGAAACTACGGCTGATAACTTCTTTAAGAAAAATGATGGAATAAATAATCCATTTGAACATTTCTCACAAAGAATTGTTTCTGCTTGAGTTAAATCAACTTGAACATTTGCTTGTTTGTCTTTTTCTGTTAACATAATGTCTCCTATTTAATGGTGTTTAAAATTTCAATTAACATAGCCATAGCGTTGATTTCTTTATCAACCACTTGAGCATCTGACAACTCATATTTAGCTATTGTTAATATAACTTCTGCGATATGTCCTTTACCATATGAATCTATATCATCATATAATAATCTAAACAAGTCCGCATAATCTCTGATTTGTGAATCTGCTAATAATTGTCGTAAGTTCTTAAAGGCTAACTTCTTATCTTGTGTTTGTAATATCTCCAACACTTGTAGTTTATAATCGTTTTGAACGATACTTTCTGTATCTACAACAAGATTGTTATCTACTATATTTCGTTGGACTGCGTTAATAATTCTTCTAATATCAGGATAACCAGAATTTACCATTGTTACTATATCTCCATTATCAAAAGATATACCCTCAGTATCTAAAATATTTGATGTGTGTATTGCTACTTCTTTTTTTGAAGGTGGAATAATTTGATAAGATTGACAACGACTTTGTATTGGGTCAATAATTCTTTCAACATAATTACAAGTTAGGATAAAACGACAATGTCTTGAAAATGTTTCCATAAGGTTACGAAGTGCGGCTTGAGCGTTTGGTGTTAAGAAATCACACTCATCCAATATAATTACTTTTAAATCTTTAAAACCTACTGATGATGCGAATACTTTGATTTGATTTCTTACGGTATCTACTGAATTTGTATCAGATGCGTTAATATACATTTGGTCACAATCAATATTACTAACTAACAATTTCGCTAATGTTGTTTTACCTGTTCCAGCTTTTCCGTGTAATAATAGATGTGGAATATCTCCTGTAGAAATATACTTACTCACCTTTGTTTTCAGGTGTTCATTACCAATATAATTTTCTAAACTAACCGGCCTATACTTTTCTACAAATAATGTATGCTCTCTGTTTTTGTTCATCATATCTTTTTTCTCCTAAAACCAACCGTGTTTTTTGACTACAACTTTCTCTGATTTCTGCGTTGGTTTAAGTTGTAACTTAACATTTTTTGTTAACAAAGTCAAGTCTTTTTTTAAATTGCTTGGAATAGAATAACTAACATAAGGACTTTCGTAATTATCCTTTACTCCTATTTCTAATAAATATCTACGAATATATTGCCATACCGAATTTAATTTAATATGTGGTTGAACTTGTTCAATAATATCATTTTTAAAATTAATACCATTCTCAATACAATATAACCATTTAGATGCATCTCTTGGGATATGTTTCCTTTCTTTTGAAAGAATATTACTAATTTCTGTTGTAAGATTTTCTTCAAATTCTTTATCATAATTCGGTAATTCCCATTTAAATTCTTTTGGTAAATTTTTTAACTTACTCTGAAAATCCTCTTTTGTTTTGAAAAACAATGGATAGTCATCACCGACAACCTTTCTCATAGTCGGGTTGTCGTAAATCAAAACTGGTTTGTCTAATGATAATCCGTCTTGTATCGATAGATTCCAAGTCGCATAATTATCAACAAAACAAACACTACAAAGAGAATTTTCAAGTAAATATCTATATTTTGGTCTACTTAATCCTTGAGCTTTATATTCCTTTGGTGCTTTTGAATCGGTGCACCAAACATCATAATCTAACCCTTCCATATATTCTTCAAAACGATTTACACCAGTTGACTTAGCCCATCTGTGATTAAACACGATTGTGTTGGAAACATCTCTTATTAATGGAACTGCTTCTGGAAACTTATCATTTGATAGTGGAAAAGTTAATGTTTTATCTTTCACATAATCTGAATTTAATTTAGTAGTTTGTTCTGTTCTATAATTGTTTTCTAACCATTTAGAAGAAATATCTGTGTGAAAGAATGCTTTATCAGATTGTTGTATTGCTTCTAATTGTCTTAAATAAGACGGCGGTATTGCTGATGATGAACGACTTTGTGAACAATCTACCCAATGGAAGAATATGAAACGATTCATATTTTGTCCATATCTTTTATCATTAAATGAAACTAATATATTATATAGTTTTTCTGGTTGATGACAAAATACAAAATCAAAATCCATAAAACGAAAATCAAATAGATTTCTAAATGAAGCTCCGTCAAAGTGTGAACGATTTGATAAAACATCTCTCGGGTATTTGAAAGGAATAAGCGTAACATTTTCTCTATCATCAGGGATATTGTTTTTTTCTGGAACAACAATATAGTGATGACATTTTGGTAAAAATCTTACCGTCTTTTCCAATACCTTATAATTAGAATCAAACTCGTGCTGAAAAACACCACTACTATTAAATCTAACTGGGGATTGGAAATGTAATATCCGTAATCCCTCTATTTGTTTCATCTTAATTTACATTTTGAACTGCAACAAGGTAATATGTTGATTCGTAATCATTCACATTAAACTTAATTCTTGCTAATCCTTCAGAACTTACTTCTAAAGTAGCTGAATCACTTTCCTTGTTTGCTTCTAATACATCTTTAAATAAATTTGCATTAAAAGATATATTGTCAATTATATTATCATTTTCATTTTTTACCGGAATTGCTACACGATTAGTTGCAATAGATGAATAACCTATTACTACTTCTGTATTATTACCAGAAATCACTGTAAATGATTCTGTGTCTGGTAAAGCTCCCTTACCTGCTATGAATTTCTTAATGAAACTTGAATCTATTTTCAATTGTAATTCAAACTCAGGTATTTGCTTTAATTGTGGTGGTTGATTGATTACCGAAAGGTCTGATAACATATATCTTACCTTTGCTCCATCATCACTTGCATTTAATGAAATAACTTTTTCATCTGCTTTCACCAACTCTACTGAAATATTCTCATTTAATACTGAAAGAACTTTTAGTAGAACATCAGTTGTATAAACACCAAATTCGGCTTCTGTTAATGAATAGTTTTTCAATTTAACTTCACCTAATAGAGATTTATCACTCGAAACAAATCGTGTGTTTAAACCATTTCCATCAGAATTGACTACTACTGAATTAACATTACCACTTAGGTAATATTTGTTTATAAACTTAACTAACTTACTTTTATCCATTGTTATAACTCCTTATTGTATAACCTTTTACTTATTAATAAATATCATTTTGTATTCTCAAAATCAAAAAAACTTTTCAATTGTAGAACTTTTATCCACTGGTAAACTCCAGTTTAAACTCTGATAAAACATTTTAATTTTTTTCTCTAATGATTTCACATACATTTTCTCATAATCACCATATTGTTTTATAAACTTAATTAGTTTTGGTGAATCTTCGTGTCCTTTGAACGCGATAGTTTCCATACCGATAGGATTGTTTTTTAAATAAATCCATTTAATTTTGTCCCCGTCATAAATAAACTGATACTTTTTGTCATCACCGAAATATCTTAACAAATCATTATGATTGATTGATGACTTTACATGCACGGGTGTTCCTTTTTTATATGGTGTAATGACGGCTTTTTTACCAGTTGTAGTAAATGAATTTCTTTTACCTTTTTCTATGAACTTTTTTATTCTCTTAACTCCTGTAGGCATCGCTATCTCATCATAATCTTTTAATAATAAATCTCTTTTAAATATTAATATTCTATCATCAATTTTATCCTTTGGAACACTCAATAAGATATCTTCAAGAACTTCTTTCATCAAACTTCTCATAGCGTTTGGAAAGTTAGAACGAATAGTATCTAATCCCTTTACCACTGTCTTATTAACCTTAACACCATTATCATTTATGATTTTTAAACCATATCTTTTTTTGGTAATGAATAATCCTGATTTAGCGATTAACTCTTGTTTAATTTCAAATTGGTGTTCTTTACCTACATTACAAAATTTCTGTGCAAAATAATCATAACCTAAATTAATATACTTCTGAACCTCTGAAGCCACTTCTAAAATTCTTTGTGTCATCATCACTTCACTCAGTTGTTCATTTGGAAATCTTTTATCAATTAAAGGAAGTGCTGAATAGAAAACTGAATCTGTATCAATATAAATACAATAATCTTTATCATCACCCAATTCTTTATTATAGAAGTTATTTGCGATTTTCTTTGTGAATTTAATTAAAGATTGTCCTGTTGTTGTAACGGCTGTTGCGTTGTCTGTATCATAAAATCTAAACACACTCAATCCTAATACACCATAAATAGAATTTAATAATACCTTTTGTAGATATTGTCGTCTATTAAAGTAATTGTATTTATCGTCATCACCTTCATCAGAAAACTTCTTCGCTAAATTCCTATATTCAACTCTTTGTTGAAACCACTTTGTTAGAATAGCTGGAATTAATCCTACCTTATCAGTTCTATAAATTACACCATTAGATGCTATAGAAACTGGGTTACTATCAAAAAAATCTTTTAATTCTAATTCTGTAAATTTTCCTCTTACCTTTTCATCTTTCTTTAAAGTATAAGTTTTCTTACCACCACCCCTAATAAAGTTCTCGGCGTTCCAATTATCTAATTTACCAATCTTTGTTTCTGGTGAGATATTTAATGTTCTCATAATTGAAGGATACATTGAAGTTACATCTAAATCATATACCCAATCGTGTTTTCCGCGTTGTGGGTCTTGAACATACGCTCCCTCAAACATATCTTTTCCTAATAACTTTCTTCCATCTCGTCTTTTGTCAGGTGCTACTAATCCAACTTTTTTACAATATACTAATATAGCCCCCTCAATATATCGTGATGACCAATAAATTTCCTCATAAGGACAATGGCCAATATGACATATACCACGAGCAATATCAATATAATCTAACTTGTCGTCTAATCTTTTAATCAGTCTAACATCTTGAACATTATAGTCAATAAACTTCTGTATATCTTGTTCATACAAGTCATTAAGAGTTCCATCATATTCAATTTTCTTTTCACCCAATTCAAAGTCTGCTATTGCATCCAAACGATAAGATTGTCTTTGTGAAAATGTTAAATTTTTATAAAGTCGTAAATAATCCAATGATGATACACCGGCTATTTCATATTTACCTGAAATGGTGTTTAACCTAACTATGTTTATAGGTGATAAAGAGTTCGCAACATATTCATCTAAAACTTTACTTGCTCTGTGATATAAATAAGGAATATCAAATGTGTCTGTATTCCAACCACTTAATATTGTTGGTTGTATTTCTGAATACTTTGTAAAAAATCTCTGTAATAATTCTTCTTCTGTAGAAAAAACTTCTACGATTAAATCGTCTTTTTCATAACTTTCTATTTCGCCTTTCTCATCTAAGACATAACAATAATACTGATTCATTGTGTCTTCATAAAAAGCGATTGATGTGATTTTATTTGGGGCTGTATCTGGATTTGGAAATCCGTCTGTTACTTCTACTTCAATATCAAAATACATTCTTGTGTGTCCAAGTGATATTTCATCAGACTCATAATGTAAATCTACAAGAGTTCTAATTGCTGGAACAACATCACTTTCAAATGTTTCCATATCTCTATCAAATCTAAAAACTTTTTTTAATCTATCGCCATAAATAGAAACATAAGTTCCACCATTATCTTTCACATACGCATACCTTTTATAAGGCATAGAATAATATCCTTTGGTGTCATCCCAAATGTGTAGTTTTCTTTTCTCTCTATCGTAAAAAATATTTTGGTAAATAACCTACTCCTTTTAAGTGTAACCTTCTGTATATAAATATACAAATTAATTTTGTTAATGTCAAGTATTTTTTTGAAAATAGGGGGCGAGATATTCGCCCCTCTATAATCTTTCTAACTATTTAGAATCCGATAGATAATCCAATGTTTGCGTATCTTGGTGTTCCTAAGAATACTTCAGCGTTGTGAGCTGCGTGAACCTTAGAACCAAAACCATTGTATTGACTATTATCGACTGCGTCTTGGACATAAACTTCATCAAGAGCGTTGAAAATATGTGCTGTTAACATCATATCCAAGTCTTTGACTTTTGGAAGTTTATAAGACATATGTAAATCAAGTCTGTTATAGCTTGGTGCTTCCCATACTTGACTTCTGTCTGCGTCATCATTAGTCCCGTCAAATTCACGAGCTGATGGCGACCAGTCAGAGTAGTTTTTGTCATACATTTTATGTATTGCTTGTATACTCAAGTCCTTGATAGGTCTAAGAGTTACTCCTAATATATAAGATGTTTGTGGCATATCACCTACATACAATCCGTCAAGTGCGTAAGCATATTCAGTAGTTTTATATCCGATTGCTTGACCTTCAGAATTATATTCAGTTTCCTGATAATTTCCGTCAGCGTCTCCATCAAATTTCCAATTACCGAAAGATGCTACGAACATTAAATCTAACATATCATTTACCATATAGCTAGTTTCAAGTTCTAAACCTGAGTGCTTTTGATTAACACCTGTTAGGAAGATAACATCTGTATCACCAGATGAACCTTGACCAGTTGTTACTGATTTAGTCAGGTTTCTATCTTGCCAATCTGTGTTGTATACACTTGCATTTAATCCAAGTTTACCGAACTTGTAATTTACACCAAACTCATTATGCAAAAACTTTTCATTTGCTGGGTCTGTTGCTACAGTTCCGTCAAAGTAAATTACATTGTCCATAATAGGTGCTTTCTCAACCATTCCTGTGTTGAAAAATACACTCATATCATCATTGACATTATACATTACTCCACCTTTAACTTGGTATGTTGAAATTGGGTCTGCTTTGATGACTTCATCTTCCACTGTGAAGTGGTCTTGGTAAGAGTATTCTATACTTGATAGTCCACCCATTCCATAAATGTTCATCTTGTCAGTTGTGTAATTTGCTTGAACAAATCCACCAAACCAATCTACAGTTGTATCATTGTGGTATGCTATCTCGTCTCCTAAACGAACGACTTTACCTTCTGGGGTGTTGTCATCTGAATAGTCAACATAATAATCACCACCTAATAAATCACGAACTTCTCGTGCGTGTTCAATAGTAGCCGCTCTCCAGTCAATACCTGCTTGTAGTTCTAATTCATCATTTATAACAAAGTTTAATTTAGAAATCAAACCATATGTATCTTGACGATTGATAGAATTACGAAGTATTCCTGTTGAACGATTTTCAGTAGTTGAGAAGTTTTCATCCACATTGTCAGAATTTTGTGCTATTTCAGCATTCCAATCCCAAGTCCACGGTGAACTCTTATACCAAGAATTACCTTCAACTGCTGGTATTCTACTTACACTTCCGTAAGTTCCTGTTCCACCACCAGAACCACCACTCCAATAAGCAACTGATGATAATCTCATCTTGTCATTTATGTTTAGGAAGTGATTTAGATTCACTAATGGTTTATGGAAATAGTTTTCTCTTTCATTTAAGAAAGTTGAACTATATCTATTAGTTGTGTTCGCTCCATACATATACCAGTATTGTTCACCTGTATATGAAGGGTCGATAGGTGCGACATTTTGATTGAACAATCTACCCGCTTCAGTTTCAAATTTGGCACCATCTGCGAAAGCATCTGTGTCATATCCGTCTACATCACCAGCTAACTCTTGTGAGTAAGTAGCGATATTCTGTTTGTATAGATTTTGTCCGTGTCGTTGTGGGGCACCGATTGCATATAATTCGAATCGTTGGTCATCACTTATTGCATAACTTGCTCCGAAGTTGTATGCCCAAGCGTCAGTCCAAGTTCCATCGATTAATCCATCACCTGTTTTACGAACAATAGTTCCACTAAAAGCTAACTTGTCATTAAATAAAAGACCAGTATTGTAGTTGAACATAGTTTTAAGAAAACCACCTTCTCCTGCTTCTTGTTTGAACTTACCACCTTTTTCAAAGGCAGTTGGGTCAGTTAAGACATTCATTGTTCCACCAATTGATGGCGTTGCTAAGTTTACTGCTGATAGTCCTCTTTGGACTTGAATTGAAGCTGCTGTGTCTCCAACTCCATCCCAATTAGACCAGTAAACCCAACCGTTTTCCATATCATTTTGTGGAACTCCGTTTATCATTACTGCGATGTTTCGTTGATTAAAACCACGAATGTTGATACGAGCATCACCCGCACCACCACCTTGTTGAGTAGCGTAAACACTTGGTGTTGTGTTAAGAATCATTGGAAGGTCTTGTGAACCAAGTCTTAATTCCAAATCTTCTTTTGAAACATTAGTGAAGGCTACCGGTGTTTGTTGAGATGCTCTTGAAGCTAATACCTCAACATCTGAAAGAATAACTACTCCAACTTCTAATTCGAAGTGGGTCATTACATCTTCCTCACCAACAACAACTGATTTAGTTATTGGTGAATACCCTATGAAAGAAGCTGTTAGGTCGTATGTTCCAGCTGAAACATCTAAAATTGCGTAAGCACCTGCTTCATTAGCAGTGTCGCCCAAAGATGTCCCAACAAGAACGACATTAGCGCCTTCAAGTGGGTTTGAGTTCACATCATATACGGTTCCCAATACGGCTTGTGAAAACAGCGCAGTGGTCATCATAAGTGATGCTAAAAGATTACGATAATTCATAATCATTCTCCTTGTTTTTGTTATCAACACATTTTTATCCAGGTGTGTTGCTTGCCTGTAAGAAATTTAATTTTATTCTGTTATTTCTGGAAGTCCAGGTAATTCACATTTATCTGAATTACAAAATTTATCAACTTCTGCTTCTTCGTTCTTAATCACACCAAATGATAATTTATTTAACTTCTTAATCTGTTTGTTATATTCATTTTCTTCAATAGCTTCATAAGGCATCTGTTTGTATGCTCCATAATCGTGTCTCGGTAATAATGAAATACCTTTCAAGTGGTATTGAAAGTATTTTAGGACATGCGGGATTTGGTCTCCCTCTGTTTCGGGGTTAAATGTCACAGTACAACTGACTTGGTTATCTGCCCAATGTCTTTGCATAAATGCTGCTAATGAGAATTGTTCCCATATAGATAATTCACTTGCGGTTGCAATTCCTTCTCCAACATCAACTGGTATTTCTACCACTAATGTAGAGTCTTCTGAACCGAAGGCTGGTTCTATTTTATACCCAGCTTTCTTTAATGGTTCTATCAATTCTGAATTGATTGATATTCTAACTCGTCTTATATAAAAACGACTTTCAGGATAATGTAATCCTGGTGTTGCACCTGCTAATAATGATACAGTTCCGCTTGGTTTTACTGAAGTAGTTTTAATGGACTTTGGAATAGCTAACCAATCGGAATAATGCATATCCCATTCTTGTATTGTATCATATCCCTCTTCTAACCAAGTTCTCAATTCGTGTAAACCACGATTTGTAATAAATTGTGCGACACCACTTACCGAACAACCTATTCTTCTATTTCTCAACATAACACGATTGGTATCTGACCAATGTGTTCTACCTAATGTGACCGTTTTTGCGTATAAATAAGCAAACTTTAAAGTTCTTTTAAAATCCTCTAATGTTTCGTGATTGTTTGGGAATGTTTCCACTAAACAACACAATTCATAAGATTCCAATGTCTGTTCTAAACAAGGATTTCCACCCATTGCTCTGTGGTCTTTGTTATCACCACCATTTTTCATTCTTGAATAATATCTCATATTCTCTAACCACGCGAAACCAGGTTCTCCATTATCTACAATTCTTTTTGCTATATCGGTATAATCCATACCTAATTCTGCAAATACTGAATTGTTTGAAGTCCAACCAAATTGGTCTCTATGTGGATTAACTTTGTAATTCTTTAAATCTAAATATTCCTCGTCTGTTGGGTCACCAAATACGATTTCTGCTGTTCGTCTTACATTACCTGCTACAACACATTTTCCTATAAGGTTCATAATATCAACGATTGTAGTTACGGTAATCGGACTACCTGAATTTTTTTCTAATACTTCTCTAATATCCTCGTGCACTTCTTCTAATGGGTCTGGACCACTTGAAACACCACCAAATCCTTTGATTGGCTCATTAGCTAACCTAATCTTACTATAATCAAACTCTACTGAACTTGTTCCGTGAAAGTAACTTTCTAATAATAATTTAAGTGATTTTACCCAACCTTCTCTTGTGTCTGGAATTTGATATGTGGTTGTTTTTTTATTAGTATTAATACCTTTTACAATAATTTCACCAGCACCTTTTGTATCGAATCCAACACCAACACCTAACATACTTGCATCCATTAAGAAACAAAATGGTTTTGCGTAATCTTCTTTTAGTGTTTTTGTTGATACGAATGCACAATTATTCAATGCCGCATACAATTTCTTTTTTTCTGTGATTGCTGTTCCCATAGCCCATAAACCACGACCAGGCGGTAGGAATTTCATAGTGAACATTCTTTCATACATTTCTTGTGCAGACTTTTGTGCTTGCCACGGGTTCCAACCTAATTGGTGAGAGTCAATCCATTTCTTTTGCATTGAATAAGTTCCCTCTACTACTCGTCTGACAGTTTCCCACCAGCGTTCATTTTTTCCATTTTCTTTGATACGAGAATAGGTTCTCATATAAACTAATTCACCTAATCCGTTGAAACCGAAAGGTGGCTTTTTTCTTTTGTATTTGTCTACAAAATTATCAGATAACTGATCC